AGGTGTGCATTTGGCCAGAGATCCCGGTGGATACGATCGCATCTACCACATGAATCGACTCATGATGGCCGCAGCTTGTGCTGATGGCCGAGACAAAAAGAAAATACCCGGAGTAGATGCCAGTTCCTGGTATGAAAAATACAATACCATACATCCTTACACTGAACAAGAACACAACATGATTCATCAGGCCATGGCCACAGTGCCTACAGATGGCGGGTCAATTGTGGATGATCATAGAAGTCTTGAACCAGATCATGTGCATCGTGTTAGCCCAGTCAAAGGATTCAAGGGCTATGCAAGATGAGAGCGCAGGAATTTGTTACAGAAAGTTCAAGAAGCAAACTTGAACACAGTCATGCTGATGCTAGTCCCAGCAGTATAACTTCTGGCAACAAAGAAACGTTCTACGACGGTCGTAGCTATGATGCTTATCGTGTTGGATTACTAACTGGCATGCATCCAGATGATCTTGAAAAAGCTGATGTACACAGTTGGGTTAGCAACATGGCTTTGTACAACCCATATACCCCAGAAGAGCACGACAAAATTGCCCGTGTATTAAAAAAGATGGGCCACACGGTAAAACAACATGCACCAGGTGGCAGTAGAGAACCTGCAGATACGCATAAAATTAGTCCAGTAGCCAAGTTCCGAGGTTATGCAAGATGAGAGCGCAAGAATTTGTACGCGAATCAATTGAAAAGTTCGCACAAGATGAACTCAGAGCCATGCCAGGCATGCAAAAATTTAATGCACTTGACAATTCAAATCCTTACCTAATGTGGAGATTTATGGTTGCAGCTGCCGGCGAACCTGAATTTAGTATGGATACCGAAAGCCCAACAAATCAAAAGTTTGTAACAGTAGCATATACAAAAGCTGATCAAGAGATTATAAATGCCACCGCGAAAACTCTAGGAGTCAAAGGTACTCTGGTCAGCACCATGGGCTCACAAGAAGCAACAGATGTAGGTAAAACCAGTCCAATCCGAGCATTCAAAGGATATCCTAAATGAGAGCGCAGGAATTTATTCGTGAAAATCGTGAACGTTTGCCAGCTGGCGCAAAAGATCCCTTGGCTCATGCTTTTTACTTGCCAGGTATTCGTAACAATGATAGTTATCGAACTTATAGATTGGGCACAGCAATAGCACGAGCCAGAGCAGATGCCAGCGAGGGTACAGAACATTTTCCAGCCTGGGACAGTGAAAGTGTATTTGGAGAAAATTCTGTAATAGTAGGAGCCAACGATTCCATTGAAGGTGTTATAGATCAAGCACTGGCCATGACTGGCTACGGTGGTGGAAAAGTTGCAGTAGGCAGCGCACGTAGTCATGAACCTGTTACAGTGAATCAAACCAGTCCAATTCGACCATTCAAAGGATACCCGAGATAATGTGTGTTGTGATTGCCAAATATTTTAAAGACACAGGTTGGGTGGCTGTTAAAAACCGCGACCGTAACTACACACCTGAAATTAGTTTTAATCGTGTCGAAGACGCTAGTGGCATAGAACGCTTGTTGTTCGAGGATGATGTTACGAAGTACATGGAAGGCATCAATTCAAATGGTGTAGGCATACTCAGTGCCAGCCTCATGGTACAAAATGACGAAAAAGAGATAACCAAGTCTGCCAAAGAAAAATCGCCTGACGGAGTGAGAATCAAGCGTGCATTAGAGCAAGGCAATGCATTTGATGCAGCCAGAGCTGCTGCAGAATACGAATTGAGTGGTAACAGTATCATTGTTGACAGAGACAACTGTTTTTTACTAGAAAGCAGTATTCGCAATGATCGCTATACTTACAGACTCAAAAGAATACAAAAGAGTGAAACAGTGGCCAGAACCAATCATGGTATTTTGTTGCCCTGGGCTGGATATCAACGCGGCGTTGATGAAGCTCAAGAACTCAGTCGCATCAGCTCAGAAGCAAGACTTGTTCAGGCGCAGGCAGTGGTTGCTCAAGCCCAAGACCCAGAACAAATGATAGATGGGCTATGTCAAATTTACGTAGATAATCCGCAACTCAATGTAATGCGTACTAGTACTGATCGCAAAAAAATGCGCACCACTGCACAATTAATGGTCATACCACAAGAACGTACATTGTATTGCCGTCCTGTCAGCAGCCATATGACATTTGATTTTTGGAAATTAAACAAACCTGGAGTAGATACTTGGGTAGAAATACTGAGCAATCGCGCACTATATCAAAATGTCACACGCGGCGAACCACCTTTTGGCAATTTAAATAACGTTCACACAGTAGAATAAATATCTGTTCACAAAGGAAATAGAAATGAAAAAAATCTTACTTGCCGTCTTAATGACGGTTATGTCATTGTCAAGCATTGCTTGGACACAACGTGCACCCCAAGATCCGCAGTCATGCCGAGTGCATGCACCTTATGGTTTCCCTCAGACTTCAGGAGTACAACCTATTTGCCGTCAAGCATATCTAGTTGGTTATGATGCCGCCGCCAAACTACCTAAATATGTGATGTATGAACTACTACCACAAAATGCATTAGGATGTGTGGCCAGGACCAATGCTTTTGCTGCCGATCAATCAGTAACCAATGGCGCTACGCCACAAGACTATGCAGCCACTGGCTACGACAAAGGACACATGGCTCCGGACGGAGACTTGAGCTGGGATCCACAAGTCGAGTACGAATCATTCCTAATGACCAACATGAGCCCACAAGCAGGGTCTCTCAATCGCGGTATTTGGAAATTGTTAGAAACAAGTGTACGTGGGTGGGCAGTACAAGGCAACAACAGCTACACAGTAATTGCAGGTGGTGTTTACAACGCACAAGATAAAACCATTGGCAAAGGTGTTGTAGTACCACATGGTTTCTACAAGATTGTGATCAACAATCAAACTGGACAGATTGCAGGGTGGGCATTTCCACATGTTGCACCATATCCTAACTTAGGCAACGACCTGACCAAGTTCCGTTTGCCCATACAACAAATTGAACAGGCAGGAGGAGTACAATTTGCATTTCCTCCTGGAGCACAAGAAGTGCCCCCTGGCAAAGAATGGCCAGTGGATTTTGGCAAACTGACCCAGGCCAAACGTGCCAAATGCGGCGCCAGCGCTTCAGACGACTAATGGGTAATTTTTATTGTGCAGCCCCTTGGCGGGGCTTGCACATCAACGTCAGAGGCGATGTCAAAACTTGTTGCGCTGGCAATCCTAATATGTTGGGCAATCTTGATTCTCAAGGTATTGAAGAAATTCTCAATGGCACTAAGTTAAAAGAAATAAGGACTGCCATTCGACAAGGACTTAGCCATGAATATTGTAGCAATTGTACTGATAGAGAAAAACATGGAGGCGATAGTGAACGGTCATGGCATAATTCAGTCAATTCAGATTTTGATTACATCACCGCCAGTTTGGAATATGAATTCCCAACCATAATTGATGTGAGATGGAACAATACTTGTAATTTGAGTTGTAACTATTGTGGACCAAAAGATAGTTCTAAGTGGGCAAGTTTACAAAAAATGCCAATAGTGTCAGATACTAGGCATTACTATGCAGATGTTTGTGACTTTATTGAAAAACACTATGACAATGTTAAAGAAGTGGCATTGGTTGGTGGTGAACCATTGTTGTTGCCAGAAAATAACAGATTATTGGAAGTAATTCCCAAAGATTGTATTGTTACGCTGATAACCAATTTAAGCAATCCATTAGAAAATAATAAAATATTCAAAAAACTCAGTGAACGGCAACGTGTAGGATGGTCAATAAGTTTTGATAACATCTATGACAGATTTGAATATGTCAGGCATGGTGCCAACTGGCAGTTGATGTTGCACAATCTTGATCTTGTGCAAGGCTTGATGAAAAGTAACGGACACTGGGGCGGTATTCATGCAGTGTACAATTTGTACAATGCCACTAGATTATGCGAGTTTAAAACTTTTGCCAACCAGCGTGGGTTAAGTATAAGATGGCAAAATTTAGGAACACCTTCGGAATTAGATCCTAGAAATTACGGGAAAGAAATTGCCGTGCTGGCTGCAAAAGAAATTCAAAAAATGTATGATACTTTTGAAATAAATGCACAAGAACAAGAGTTATTTGATTCAGCATTTTCTACATATATCGCAAAAGAACAAGTTGACCCTGCTAGGTTAACACAATTAAACACATTTGTTAACAATATTGAAAACACATACCACACTGACAAGTCAGGTGAGTTTGCCAGACTTTGGCCCGAATTTGGAGAGCTATTATGGCCGCAGAATCAGCACTAGTTAAAACACCACACAAGCGACAGAGTTTTACTGAAGAACAATTAGATGATTTTATAAAATGCGCAGATCCTGTTACAGGGCCTATGTATTTTATGGATAATTATTTTCACATTCAGCATCCTGTTCGTGGCAAGATGTTATACCATCCGTTTGAATATCAAACACGCCTGATTGAAACATATCACAATCATCGATTTAGTATATCAATGATGCCTCGTCAAACAGGTAAGTCAACAAGTGCCGCAGGATACTTGTTATGGTATGCTATGTTTATACCCGATTCAACTATACTAATTGCAGCACACAAATACACAGGCTCATTTGAAATTATGCAACGTATACGTTATGCCTACGAACTGTGCCCTGATCATATTCGTGCAGGATGTACCAGTTATAACAAAGGTAATTTAGATTTTGAAAACGGTAGTCGTATAGTGTCAACTACTACTACAGAAAATACCGGCCGGGGTATGAGTATATCATTGTTATATGCAGACGAGTTTGCATTTGTACGGCCAGGCATTGCCAAAGAGTTTTGGACATCCATATCACCTACCTTAGCAACTGGCGGTAAAGCAATTATTACAAGTACGCCAAACTCAGATGAAGATCAATTTGCGTTACTGTGGAAAGGTGCCAATCGTTGCGAAGATTCATACGGTAATCCCACAGTGGTTGGCATCAACGGATTCAAAGCATATCGCAGCTATTGGAATGAACATCCAGATCGAGATCAAAAATGGGCTGAAGAACAACGAGCACAACTAGGCGAAGATCGTTTCCGTCGAGAAATGGACTGCGAATTTGTAATAAATGATGAAACACTGATAGCTCCTACTAAGCTTATTGAGCTTTACGGTATTGAGCCCTCATATCGTACTGGACAAGTACGTTGGTATCAAAAGCCTCGGCCAGATAGAATTTACGTAGTTGCACTAGATCCTAGCCTTGGTACAGGAGGTGATCCTGCAGCCATACAGATATTCGAAGCCAATACCACGGAACAAATCGGCGAGTGGCGCCATAATAGAACACCCATACCAGAACAAGTCAGAATATTAGCTGACATCTGTCGACATATAAATGAAGTTGTAAAAGACCCACAAAAAGTATATTACAGCATCGAAAACAACACAATCGGCGAGGCCGCACTAATATCCATTGCAGAATATGGGGAAGAAAACATTGAAGGATATTTTTTAAGTGATCCCAACAGTGGAAGTTCTGGACGCAGATATCGTAAGGGATTTAATACCACACAAAAACCCAAATTAGCTGCTTGCAATAAATTTAAAACTTTAATTGAATCTGGACGCATGAAAATACGCAGCATTCCACTTATATCAGAATTAAAAACTTTTGTGGCACAAGGCGTCAGTTATGCGGCCAAACCTGGAGAAACTGATGATTTAGTCATGGCCGGATTATTGGCAGTACGCATGATGCAACTGCTGCAAACATATCATACAGAAATGGACAGTCAAATGCGTGATCACGGAGATGTTATTATTGCACCCATGCCCTTTATCAGTATACGTAGATAACGACTAAATACACTACTATGTCACAGCAAAACGCCGCCCTTAAACTTTTTGATCTCTTGACCAGCAGAGACTTTGATCCCAACATGTTAGATGTTCGTGGAAAACCTGCCGCAGATCCTGCAGAAGCAGAAATGTTTAGTTTTGAATATCGTGCAGAATCTGGCAAAGACTACGGAACCATAGTAATATTATTAGGTGATGATGGCGAACTTACTGTGTTCTGTGCCGACAATGTGGGGCGCACCATGGAAGGAGAAGACAAACAAAGTTGGTTTGCTTTCCTAGAACAACTCAAGGATTTTAGTATCAGAAATCACATGAGTTTTGGTATAAAGAACATCAACAGATTGCGGTATAGCATGCAAGGGCAAGCTGCAATCAAAGAAGGCCTGTTTGAATCCTGGTCAGGCAACAGAACCACCAGTTGGTTAGGCCCAGCCACTGAAGCAAGACTCATGGTCAAACACAAAAGACCCCTGGGCGAAAATGACGCACGTTTTCGATATGTAGAAAGCCTATACATTGAAACTGCGGATGGCGAACGTTTCAAACTGCCATTTACCAAACTGTCAGGTGGTCGTGCTATGTTGGAACATGTGCGTCAAGGCGGCAAGCCTTATGATCCACGTGGTCAACACATTGTAGGCATAGTTGAAGAACTCAACTTACTAAGTCGTTTTCGCAGAGCCAATCATGGACAGATATTTGAAGGCGATACCGGACAATTAGTCGAAGAAACCAATACCTACTATGAAAATTTACAACGGGT